GTAATAAATAGTAGTGGAACTAACTTTGAGTCAGATGATGGTATGATACGAGGCGTTCACGCATCAACTGGAAGTGGTGCTTTGACGGGTGGTTACTGGGTCAAGTTTTCGGCTAACGGGTCTGATAAATTTACAATTAAGGGCGATGGAGCAGTAACAAAAGGTAGTGGATCATTTAATATTGAACATCCACTAGAATCTAAGAAGGAAACCCACCGATTGGTCCATTCATTTATTGAGGGACCACAAGCTGATTTAATTTACAGAGGCCGTGTTGATCTTGTTGATGGTGCTGCATCAGTAAATATAGACACTGCTTCAGACATGACCGATGGAACTTTTGTTGCGTTATGTCAAGATGTTCAATCTTTCACCACAAACGAGTCTGGTTGGACCGCAGTTCGTTCTAGTGTCTCTGGCAACACTCTAACCATTGAGGCACAAGACGCTACATGCACCGATTCAATTAGTTGGATGGTTGTGGGCGAACGTCAGGACAAACACATACTTGATACCGGATGGACCGATGAAATAGGTAAAGTAATTGTAGAACCATTAATTGAATAACCAGATGATTCCCCTGAATGATCCAAATTAATACAAATCTGAATACTAATCTTATAAATAGATAATATGGCCACTCCCGCAACACGACAACAACTCATTGACTATTGCCTTAGAGCTCTGGGTCATCCAGTAATAGAGATAAATGTGGATGATGATCAGTTGAGTGATAGGGTCGATGAATCACTTCAATTTTATCAAGAGTATCACAGTGATGCAATTGTTCGCAATTTGAGAAAACATGTTCTCACTCAGGACGATAAGGATAATGATTATATTGAAATACCAAACTCTGCCAATATTTTTACGGTCAATAATGTTTTTGCGATCAGTAATTCTCAATCATCGACAAGTATCTTTTCGGTAGATTATCAGATACACCTTAATGATATTTTTGATCTTGGAGGTGCTTATGGAGGAGTTGTAAATTATGAGATGACAAAACAATTCATGTCTCTTATTGATCGCAATGTAAATGGAATGTATGAGCAGATTCAATATTCTCGTCATAAGAACCGAGTGAACTTTCATACAAAAGTTCTGGATGATTTAGATGTAGGTGAATACGTTGTATTTGATGGATATGAAGCGATAGATCCTGATACCTATACAGATATATGGAATGATATGTTTGTCAAGAAATATACAACTGCTCTCTTTAAGAAACAATGGGGACTCAATTTAAGTAAATTTGAAGGTATGCAACTCCCTGGCGGAGTTACCTTTAATGGAAGACAAACCTTAGATGATGCAAATACGGAGATTGAAAAAATTGAAACTGAAATGCAGTTGAGATTTGAAGCTCCACCCCACTTTTTTGTAGGATAAACACTTAAACCAAAATCTAATGAAAAAACTAATTACACTTACCCTTGCGGGAGTGATTCTATTATCAGGAGCAGCTTTCGCTCAGGGAGGACCGGTTCGCGACAAACCAGCTGACAGGACAGGGAACTTCCGCATACCACGAGCCATTCGTGACAACGCTGATATTCAGAAAAGTGTCTTGGCCTTTAGAGAAGCCAGTTCTACCTTCAAGACTTCGCTTACGGCGTTGAAAACGGAATTGGGAGCCGCTGCTGAGACAGAAAAGGGTGCGGTCAAGCAACGCATACGGTCTCTTTTGAAAGACCGTCGTAGTGCGAAGCGCACATTTCGGAAAAAGGTCAGACGGATCAAACGCGCCCTTCGTGAGGATCGCGTAGGTCCGAGAGTCACCCCACGTCCATTGCCTTGATCTGATATGCCAAGAAATGTTTATTTTAGTCACGGTACCACAGCCGAAAAAAGACTTTATGAAGATATTACCATTGAGTCCTTAAAAATCTATGGTCATGATGTATACTATATTCCACGAACGATAGTCAACACCAACGCTATCTTTGATGAAGATGCTCTGTCTAAGTTCGGATCATCTTACATGATTGAAGCATATGTTGAAAATATTGATGGATTTGCTGGGGATGGAGATCTTTTAAGTAAGTTTGGAGTTGAGATAAGAGATCAAATGAATCTCATTATATCTGCCCGGCGATGGGAAGATCTTATTGGAAGATTTGATGCTGATGCAGGAGGATCACCAACCAGACCCAAAGAAGGGGATTTACTTTATGTCCCAGTGGTTAATGGTCTCTTTGAGATTTCTTTTGTTGAAGACGAAACTCCTTTCTATCAACTGCAAAACCTTTCCACTTTTAAACTTACTTGTGAACTCTTTGAATATAACGATCAGGCAATTGATACTGGTGTTGATGCAATTGATAAGTTTGAAACCCAGTTTGCGACAAGAACTCGACTTACTCTTGGTTCAGGTTCTGGAACTTACGACATCGGAGAAGATGTCACTCAGGGATTGGGTAATGCGAGTCCCCAAACCGTTATCACTGCCGAAGTCGCGGCCGATGGAACGGGTTATGTCGATGTTTCAAGCATCACTACATCTTTTGACTCGCCAGAAAGAAGCACAACTCAGTTTGGGGTAACGGCCGGCGTCATAGGAAATCTTGTTGGATCAGACTCGGCCGCATCTTATCCAGTTACTGCAATAGATGGTCATTCTACAATTGATGACAATGATCCAGATGCTCAGAATGTAGATTTTGAAACGATTGGAAATAGTTTCATCGATTTTGGGGAAAGTAATCCCTTCGGTGAAATTAACATAACTACTTAACAATGCTCAACGGACAATATTTTTATAATCAGACCATGAAGAAGGCGGTTGCCGTCTTCGGCACTATCTTTAATAATATAAAGATTGTTCGACAAGGTGGTAGTATGGGACGAGTTCCTTTGGCATATGGTCCGAAGTCGAAATTTCTTTCTCGTATTGCAACCGAAAGAGATGAAGCAGCAAGTAGAAGTATTGCAATCAAATTACCGAGAATGTCCTTTGAGATTACTTCTATTTCTTATGATACTACCGCAAAGTTGAATCGGATGAACAAACGACTCTTTCCGGTATCAGGAAGTAGTGTAAATAAAGATACTGTAATGCAAAGTGTTCCTTATAAATTGGGAATACAATTGAATATTTTGGCAACAACCCAAGATGACGCTCTTCAGATTTTTGAACAAATTCTCCCTTCTTTCACACCAGAATACACTGTTGCCATAAAAAATATGGAAGGGCCCGACACCTCAACGGATGTTCCCATTGTACTAAATGGAGTTTCCTTTACTGATGATTATGAGGGCTCATATGAATCTCGTCGAACTCTTATATACACTCTTGAGTTTGAAATGCGAGTTCGATTTGCGGGAACAACCTCCGAAGGAAAAATTATTCGTATTGTTGATACTTATTACTACAGCAAAATGCTGGATAATGATGATAGTCCAACTATTAAAACATCAAATCCAGTTGGAGAAGAGAATGTAAGAATTATAGCTGTGGATGATGGATCACCATTTGATAGTTTAGACAGTCCTTTGGATATTACAACAACATTTGGGTTTGACTATGCCTCGCCGTGATAAAGATGATATCCTTGCTTCTTTAGAAAAGAACCTTCCGGTATTGCCGAAAAGAATTAAATCAATTGTTGATCAGGGACAAATTAATAATGATACCGAGAATGATGTTGAATATTCTCGACAAAAGATGAAGGAACTGATCGATCTGAGTTCGGAGGCGATCAATAATATGATGTCCCTTGCTGTTGAAACAGAACATCCCCGAGCATTCGAAGTTTTATCAAATATGATCAAACAATCATCTGACATGTCACAAGATCTTATTAAACTTCAGAAAACTCGTAAGGATATTACTCAAACAAAGGACGATAATGAGAGAAATAACACTACAAACAATTCAATCTTTGTGGGTTCAACAAGGGAATTACAGAAATTTTTGAAAGAACGAGATAAGTTACGCTAAATAGCGGAACGCTAAAAGGTGTAACTTTATATAAATGAGTAGTGAATATTACCTTGGTAATCAGAATGTCAAGAGAGATGGACTTTCGTTGGATTACACTCAGGAAGAAGTTAATGAATACATCCGTTGTACGGATGATCCCATTTACTTTGCGGAGAAATATGTAAAGATTATCACACTTGATAAAGGATTACAACAATTTAAAC